ATTTACTAATCTATTAAAGCACGGCAAACAATAGCAATAAATCACTACTAGAAAAGGAGCCTCCATGCTCCGCGGGTGACTAGTCCGCAAGTGTCCAGGGTTAACTGCTCGTCACACAGACCCTCTACATATAAATTACAACGGTTGTCGCCCCAATCAGTCTACTCTTTAAGAGAAGTAGTGGGGAATACGATCCATTTACTAACTACAATATATATAATAAGATAAAGAAAAGACACACAACAATACACAACACTACTCCTCAGCAGCATACAACCACATATCATCATAATCAATTTCAGCATCCATAGGGATATCAAAATCCACAAGCATAGCCTCAGTTACATCTATCATAACTCTTCCCTGATTATCTTCAACCAATGCCACAGCTTGTTTCTCTCGAATTTCGACTTCAAACTCTTGAAATCTATCCTCCGTTTGAACTCCTAAATCGGCGAGTTCACTCCTTAGTTTTTGGTATTCTTCATACCCATGATGCGCCATAAAACCAAGCGCATTCTTAATTTGCTCTTCAAACACAGTAATGTCTCCCTCAACATTACTAGTAATCCACATCAACTGCTTATAAATGCCTTTCTTTGGCATAGGGGCAGCAACGTAACCATGTTGCTGAACAAAAGCACTCTTGAGAAACGTTAATTCCTCTAATTTCTCATAAGGTACTATCTCACTGCTTTTATTTGCTGCCGTAACATCATACCCAATCCTTTTAGCTAATCTAGCAAAAGTTACACGATTAAAATAATCCAAACATTCATCCACAACAGATAAAATAACGTCATCACCATAAGTAAGAAAATCAACATTTACGTCGATTGTTTCAATCGCACTAGGCAACTCATGAATTTCTCGCGTCATTTGATACACGACATAAACCAACCAAACATTAGTAATTGAATTAAAAAGGTCCGTTAAAGGATTTCCACTCTTATTCCCTTGAGCAGACTCTGCCACACAATTACCTATAAGATGCAAACTACACTGCAACGTTTGGATAAGTGCATGTCTCTCATTAATATTTTGCACTCCATAATAATGATCAGTAACTGCTAGGAAAAAATCAAAAGCTGCTGGTTGCACTGTTCCATCATAATTCTTATAATCAACATCGAAACCAACATCACTACGTTCCCTAAGAACTTCATAATATCTACCCCAAACACTATCTTTATCTTTTCCTATACCATGATGCAACTTAAAACCAGCATGACGCTTGTAATAATCTGTAAAATGACCAAAATACTTACGACAAAGTAACGTATACACCACACAAGGTTGTTCAAAAACTCGAGTCTTACCAATTCGAGCTTTCTCCAAACTCACTAATTCATCCTTAAGTGTGGATACCCAAAAAGTAGTCATACACTTACCACTTTTAATATCTCGCTCACACCTATTATAAAAATCTATTATAGTACAGTCCCAAACAGGAACACTATACTGACGAGCTTTTTCAGACCAATCATATCGTAAGGTTTCTACACTACCGTCAGGACGAATTCTTTGCTCAACAGAATCAAAGATTTCAGTCTTACCATTAGAAAACCATAAACCCCAATAACCTGCTCC